CTCTTGATGCGTCTGCAGAATCTGAAGTAATTCTTTTTTCAAATTCAGAAAGATAATTATCTTCAAGCTTCGGAAATCTTTTCTGAAGCTCATCTATTTTCTTTTGGATTCCTTTAGCATATTGTAAAGCAGCCTTTTCTCTTCTTTGAGCTTCTCTCCAATTTCTAGTTAAATCATTTATTCTGCCTTTAACATTTTCAGAATATTGATTTAAATCTTGAGGATCACTTTTATCTTCTGATTCTTGTTTAGGTTGTTCATCAGACTCTTCTTCTTGAACAACTTCTACTTTATCATCTTTGTGTTGATTGACAGCTGTACCATCAGGTTCAACTTCATATCTTGGAATAACAGGTTCTTTGGATTCAACCTTTTTTTCTTCCACTTGAATCTCTCTATCTTCTACTCCTGAAGTATCGAGTTCAACTTCGCTGGTATCTAAACCATAATTGTCTTTAACCATCTCTTAGCTCCTTAGTATGTGTGCAGTATATCTTCTGGATTACTGATTTTAGCGATGACTTCATCATCGTTTAAAATACGCACTTCACCGCCATCAATTTTAAAACGGCTTCCTGCATATCGACCGAAGATAATCCAATCACCTTCTTTACACCATGGTTCTCCTCCAAACTTATCTTTGTCTGAATAACATAGTGAACCCATTTTAAGAACTAATGCACAAACAGTTGTCATTTGAATTCTTTCATGAGTTATGTCTGAATACACTAAACCACCCTTAGTTTGTTTAGGGCCTGAGTATGGAAGAACTAACATTCTCCATCCAGTTGGTTGAGGTAATTTTTCTACGGCTTTTTTATCAATGGAATCGGAATGTAAGTAAAGTTTTTCTACTTCTTCCTTAGTTTTATAAGCATTGAGAAGACTTCCATTATTCGTCTCCTGCGCCTTCGGCGTTATTATCGTCATTTAGCTCCTGTTTTTTGAACAAGTCCGTTAGGTCTTGCTGCAGATCCTCTATGGATCTGATCTGTCCTATTATATATTGATATTCGTTCCAATTGTCAACACCAATTACAACTTTATCTTTAAGTCGTTCTAATTTTGGTTTTAACAACTTTTCTTTAATGTATTTTATTGTTTGAAAATCCACAAATGTATTATTTTTTACCGTTTGTTTTGATTAAATCAGTAGCTTTAATTCCATAAATAGCTGCAACAACCGATACCCAAAGTGATACAATCCACCACGGCATTTCTTGAAGCTTTTGAAAATATAAATCTAATTTAGCTTGTATCTCTTCGTCTTCAGCAAATACAGAATAAAATAAAATAGCTAGAGGGGATGTCAATACTAAAAGTACGAATTCGTCTTTCCAGTCGCCTTTTTGATTTTTAGAAATTTGTCCAGAAAATTCTATTTCTCCTCGTTTCATCTTTTCAGCATGGACGATTTGAGCTTCTGACATAATGATCTCGCTCTTTTTTTTATTTTTATAAATCTCTGCACCAGTTTTTAATGCTGTACCAATAATCGACCACGGAAACATTAGTAGATCCTTGCTTTTTTAACTTTACCTTTTAATACTTTACCAGATCCTCTTACTAGTCCTCCACTTTGATACTCAAACGGAAACCTTTTAGGTTGAACTGTCATTCGAGGAATAGGTATGCTTGTAGGTGTAACTTGTTCTGGAATAATAGGTTGGTTATTTCCACCACCATCTCTATCGCCACCTATTGAAGGCATAGTTGTTTTTTGTTTTTTATCTCTGCTCCAATAAGGAGTTTCATCCATTTTATTTAACATATGACTTTTAACTAACGTTCCTGAACCAGGGATTATCATACTAGATACTCCAGCTGCTATGTTTGCTGCAATTTGTGAACTGGCTTTAGTTGATGGACTAATAGTTTCTCTTGCTGTTTTTCTTTGAGACGCTAAATCTTGTCTTGCTTTTGTGGATAGTGTTGCAGTGTTATTATACTGTGCACTAGGGTTTCTACCGCTACTTGAAGTAGTTGAACTCGAGCCAGCCATTGAAGCACTTTTTGCTTGGTTGGAGGCATTACCCATATCCATACCACCACCACGTAGTTTTGTTACTTTTAAACCTTGAGAATCAGGGCCTTTTTTAGGTGGAGGGCCGAATCTTTTTCCTAATCCGCCATTTTTCATTTTTTCAACACCTTTAATGTTGCCTTTATTGACTGAAGCATAAAAAACTTGCTCTCCACTCTTAGATCCATACTGATCTTTCATAGATTTCATAATTTTTTTACCTTTTTTGTTCAGTGGCACGATCTTTTTCCTGTTCTATTTTCTCTTCTTGTAATTCTACCCTCTTTCTACCAAGTTCTTCGTTCAAATTCAACTTATCTTCAGCTAAAGTTTGTTGTGCACTGAATTTATTAGTCTCAAATTCCATTTTTTGAGCTTCTTCTTGTGCTTTTCTGTTAATATCCATCGCTCTTAGGTCTAATTCTCTCTGTTTAAGAGCTAAAAGTGGGTCTTGGTTTTGTTGAGCAGTAAATTGTTGTTCCATTGCAACTAATTCTTGGACTCTTTGAGCAATTCTTTGTGCTACAGCGTTGTCAAACTCAATAGTAAACGCTTCTTCATCAGTAGATTGCAGTTCCGCCATTCTTGGATCTTGATTAAACGCTTGTAAGATCTCTTGTTTGACTTGTAATGACACGTGTTCCATTAAATGACCTTGAAGTAATCCATAAATTTGTGGATTCACTTGCACCATTCTTGATGTCATGAACGCCATATGTGCTTGAATGTGTGCTTCATGATCCTGTTGTGGAAATGCTTTAGGAATTATCATCTGTAATGCACCTGTATTTTCAATTGCAGGGTCTAAAGGTTTAGGTGGTTCAGGTGGTGGTTTTAAAATACCATTAATATTTTTTACACCTAATGCTTGGTACATTCTTTTGTACGCTTCATGAATATCATGCATCGCTGGATTCGATTGAGCAAGTTGTAATTCAGCTTGTGCAACCTGTATTCTTTGTGTCATAGAATAAATATCTGGGTCTGCTACAGGGATCACATCTACTCTATCATCAAAATCAGCTTGTTTAATAAATCTATTGCCACCTACAACATCATAAGGATATTCTGGTGGTAGATAGTCAGCGAATACTTGAGCTAACATCTTAAATTCTTGTCTCATTGCATAGTAACATCTTTTGTGAATTGCAGACATGACCTTAGACCCCCGCTCAAGGATCGCCATTGTAGTTCCAACAGGTGCTTGCGCATTCATGTCAGAAACTTTCATATCAGCAATAGATGCAAATCTTCGTCCAGACTCAACACAGAAGTTTAATAACTGAAATAGTGTTTGATCAGGGCCTTTGAATGGTAAAAATTGAAATTGATCTTTGATGTTTCCGCCAGGAGCATCCACATCTCTAAACTCACCTGGTTGTAATGGTTCCGCATCATCTCTAATTCTTAAACCTCTAGATTTAAATCCAGCAGGTAAATTAGATAATGTTCCTGCATCTAACAATTGTCTTAGTGCAGAAGTTGCAGTTCTACTTAGTCCACCAATCATATGTATTAAACCAAAACCATAGAACCCAAGTCCTGGTAAAAACTTATAATGAACAAAGAAATTTTTTCTTTGTTTTGTAGGATCATCTTCTTTATAATTCCTGTAGATAGATAAAACTTTTCTAGAGTCTTCATCCACAGTAACTATATAAGGCACTTTGATTCCATCTGGGTCTTCATAACCAGGTAAATCTAAGTTTGTATGAACCTCAATTAAATTATATAACCCTCCACGATCCCGTCCGTCATTTGCGGACACACCTTCCAGTTCATAAACTTTCTCTTGGACTTTGTTTTGTTTATAAACTGGTTTCGGTAACTCTATGTCTCTATAGAAACCCGAAACTTGTAATTTTCTTAAATCATTTTCTGATGTTTGAATGATTTGTGAAATTCTACTTGCGTCAGATAAATCTGATGCATTGTAAGGAACTACTAAGTCTTCCGCTTTAATAAATCTAGAACAAGCTCTGTTCATTACTGGATCAAAATAAACTTTTTTAAATGTAGATCCTGTTAATGGAAGTATAAATAACATTTGATCCATGTCAGGTGTATACTCATCCATTTTATTCATGAGCATGTAGTTCATGTAATCTTTAACTCTAGATGCTTGATCTATTTTTTCATCTGTCTGTGCACCGATGACTTCAGTTCTAACGGGTCCGTCTGAAGGAACTAATTCTTTAATAGCTTGTGCTTGAAACTGTGTTGCTGATTCCGCTAACAAAGGATGTGTTACTCCAGCAGCACCTAAAAATGGTCTAGTTGGAGATTCATATTTAAATCCTAATAGATCTAAACCTTTGATGTAGGTGTCAACCCATTCTTGTCTTGATCTTTTGTCCTGGTCATAATCTGCTACAAGTTCACTTCCAAGTTTAGCTAGCTCTTGATCACTAAGTCTTTCGGCTAAGTTTGCATAAAAAGATTCTTCTTGAACTTCTTCAGGAACTTCACCTGCAATTACATTATCCTCTTCATCTAAAACTGTATCTACGTCTTCAGGAATAGATCCTGTATTTTGATCTTCAATTTCTAATTCTCTATTTTCTAAGTCTTCACTTGACATTAATATACCTTTGTTGTTTTACGTCTATTGCTCATAACTTTACCACAACCTTTTGCAATAAAGCCTCCACGTTTCATTTGTAATCCTAATTTTTGTTTTTGACCTTCTAACCCTTTACCTACTTGTCCTGCTTTACCAGTTTCTTCCTGTACCATACCAGAAACATTTGGACTTCCTGTATATTGTTGTAATAGTTTATCAATCATTAAAATAATGGTGCAAAGTTAGATCTATCTACCTCTACCAATCCTCCTAATTTATATCCCTTCATTTTTCCTTTTGAAGATCCATTTAAATCTATTACTATACTTTGAACGAAATTTCTAGGATCATCTCCATCCATTTCTACTTTTTCTAAATTACCTCTATAGTCAATATTATCATAAAACTCGTCCATTTCGTATTTTTTCTTAAATGCATACATAGGAACATTCTTTTCAGTATCAAATATTTTGTAAGGTTTTTGTGGATCTGAGTGATATACTTTTCTAGTTATCACTCTAGCTCCTATTTCGTTTGCAACATCTTGCATAGCTTTAGGCACCACCGCAGTTCCTTTTAATTTACCTGTTTTGTAGTCTCGATATTTACCAAATCCTTCTCCTTTGGAATTATCAAATAATGCCTTACCTGTATCTCCTTCTCTAAGAAGAAGATCACCAGATAGTTTATCTCCACCTAATCCATAAAACTGTTCAATTTTTTGTTTATTGTTAATACCTAATTGAAAGAAATCAGCTGGAGCTAATGCAATATATCTTTTGTTATTTTTTCTTGCATCACTGACTAACGATTTAATATTTGATTTAACCCAAGTGTTTTCATTTCCCATTGGAAAATAGTCGTAAGATTTATTTTCATAATCATATATACTTCCACTTCCAAAATCATCCGATGGTCTAGCCTCTCCTTGTCTTGCAGGTGCTCTTTGTAATTCAGCTTCTTTAATTTTTAATTGTTTATTTAATTCACCTAATCTATCAAACTCAGGTGGTGATAAAGGTCGATCCATAGCAATCTTATTATATTCTTGAATCTCATCTAATAAATCTTGGACTTCTCTTTTTTTAATATTTGAAGTTAGTTTTCTACCGTATGGATTTTTCCTAACCATTTCTTTAGGGTCAATTGTTCTGCTTCCCTCTTTGAAACCTTTAAAATGTCTAGACCCTTCTTTCGCTAACGTTTGATGAGGATCTGATTGAAGTTCAACCATGAAATAAGTGTCTCCGTAATTGTCTACACCTCTAGTGTCATATCGAACAAAAGTCATAGCATTGGGTTCATTAAAGTGAACCGACCATACTTTTCTAGGATTAGAATTTCCTGGAATATTTTCATCTAAATACAAAACTTTTTCTCGGTAATCATATCCGCCACCAGGAAAAGTTCCTTTGTGTCTTGGTGCATCAGTTGCTCCAACTCCTCTTTCTGCAATACCAATTGCTTTATCATATTCATCAATTAAACTTCGTACCAGTAACTTCTCATTATCATTAAAACTATCTAATGTTTCATTTAATCTTGTTCTAGTTTCTTTTAAAGAATTTAAATTACTTTTATTTGTAGATAATCTTGCTGCTAAATCATTAAAGTTCATTCGATCATTAGCTAAACTTTCAGCAACTTTATTAAGATTTGACCGTGCTGCAACATCTTCCATTTCAGTTGTTTTTCTTAAAATCATAGAATCTAAATCTTTACTTAGTTTAGCAAAAGTTGGATAAGTGTTTAATACTTCTTCAGTATTGATTGGATAATTATAATCTTTTATTTTTAATCTAAATGCTGGATTAGTTTCTAGTGCTGCTAAAATTTCACCTTTAGTAATTTTAGTATTAGGATTATCTTGTGCTATTCTAAATATGTCTCCACCAACCGCTTCATCTCCTTTAAACATCACAAGACCAGAATCAGATAACTCTTCAGCTTTGATTCCTTTATTTCTTAATCCTTTTAAAAAACCTAACCACTGTTGTGCAGTTGCAATTTCATTTCCTGATTTATTAATTTCATCAAATGCAGCTGAACCTAAATATTCTCTAACCGTACCATCTCTATTTGCTCTCAAGCCTTTACCAAACGTTAATGATTCTCTTGGAATAGTTAACGCTTTAGAGGAGTTTGCTGCAACTTTAGCATTATAATTGTCTTGATTAATTAAAGTTTGTTTTGCAGATTCTGATCTAGCCATCACTGGTTGCATAACAGAACTTTGTCTTAGTACAGGGTTAGTTGCTACGTTAGTAAAAGCTTGTCTTTGGTCTTCAGGAATAGCCATGTACTCTCTGTAGTTGGTTGCAAAGTTTTCTGGTCTTTGTCTATACTCAGGTAGGTTTGCAACAAAGTAATTAAAGCCTGGGTCTTCTTCAGCTATTCTTCTAATGTTTTGTAATGCCGATGCTGATACATCGTTAAGCTCACCTGTTGGTAATGGTTCCAGCGTCCGTGGGCCACGTTTCGGCATCAATGCACGAATACCTTTTTGGGCACTTCTAAATACAGGGCCTACTAATGGAATAGTCCCCGCTACACCTAATGCCGTTAGACCTGCATACCCCAACGCTTCAATCGGAGTCATATCTTCATAACCCTCTTCGCCTCTTGCTGCTTTAGCAATTGCTTGAGCATCTTCTAATGCATACTTGTAGGACTGGAGCTCACCGACCACGGGCGTAACATCTCGTGTTATTCCATAAGCGACATCTTGAAATTTCTTTGTGGCTTCATCTAATTTTTTAGGATCTAGATTTGCAATCTCATCATCTCTTAGAATTGTATTGTAATCAGCCATTTAGTTCTCACGTATAATATTTATATTCTTGCGGTAATCTTACTTCATCTGTAGGCTCATAATCGAAATCAGCTGATATAAAATTACCTTCTCGGTATCTTAACACAGCTTGTGTGGTACTGTCCACGAGGTCATCGTGTTCTCCGTTAGGAAATGCTGCACATTCTTCAATAACGTCATAAGCAAATTGCATTCCCTCTGGGTAAAAAACCATACCAGATGCAAAGACTGGAGAAACCGCATTCACTCTAGATACCTTATCTTTTCCTCGACCAGGGACAAAATCTTGTACTGGGATTCCTGTTCTTCGTAATTCTTGAATGAGGGGTAGACCACTGGCTTTCGCTTCAATTACACAAGCTTCTGGTTTCCAATAAGTATATTGCTCGGTGGCCACTGCTTTTAATTCAGGAAAGTCCCAACGACCTTTGAGTGCATCAATTAACATTAAACAGGGTGGAGAATCCTCAGTCGGTCTAAATACACCCCAAGTGGTTATTGCACTAT